TTTATATATAAAAAATTATTTACAATTTTGTTTATCGAATACTTGTACTTCATTTTTTTGAAATGTTTTAATTATCATGTAGATTAACGGTATGATAGATACAACGATGACAATTAAAATAGATATTTTTTTATTAATATGCCAGTCGTAATCTCGTGATGCGTATATAAATAACAAAGGAAACAAAATAGATGTAATAACAGATGAAACAATTAATGTATATTTAACATTTTGAGTATAAGTCTTTGTCACTTTTCTTTCTCCAGTTTTTGGAAAACAAGCTTGTGAATGACAAGTACAATTTGACCCACAACTATTTGTTGATATACACTCACACAATGGTTTAAAAGATTCTGAACAAAATTCGGATAGTATAGAGTAATCTTTATATTTTTTAGAGACACATGTGGTTGTTAGTACTCCATTATCATTTTTACATATATATTCACCTACAAAAAAAATAGAACTGTAATAACTAACAATAGATAGTATGATGAAGATAGAAGATGTTAGTAAGAATGTGCTAAGATTTTCGTAGGACTTATTTTTGCATATTAAAAATACTAAAGTGGATGTTAATAGACTGATAGATATTCCGATAAAAAACAAATCTATATTAAAAACAGAAGTATCTGATGGTGGTATATATGGGCAATATTTTTTAAATTTCGTATTATCTATTTCACTAGGATTTTGAGTGTTTCCTTGGGTAATCCAGTCATTTATTTCTTTACAAATAGTATCTTGTTCACAATATGATTCGTCTATATCAAATAAAGTCATCATATCGGAAGAACAAAATTTGCTATAACACATAGCAGTTTTATTAGGATATATATCATTATAAGGACCTAGATGACTAGAATAACAAGAACAATCATTATCAGATTCAGAGTTTAAAATATATTTTCCAAGGATAAAATTCTGGGGAGAATTTTTAAAATAATAGGTATTAATACAAAAATTAGTGATGTCATCTTTTGTTTTAGAGTTAGATTTGATATAAGGTTTTGTTCCTGTATCTTTTATTATTTTTTTGATAATATTATCATCAAATGTGATAACCTGTTCTTGTCTGTTAAAATAAGCTGTTAACATTACAGACCATTTTTCTACTTTTAATGTAATTGGGAGAGATAAAAACAAAAAATAAGGTTCATCTATTATTGTAATAGATTTATATTGGTAGCGCCCATTTTATTTTTAAATTTTTAATTATTTTCTATTAAATAAATGAAAAATGAAGTTTATATACTTATAATTGTCATTGGCATTGTTCTAGTTATTAGTTTTGTAGCTTATATGTATACTAAAAACAATCCTAAAAACAATCCTAAACCTGATTTTTCTATTACTAATGATCCTAAACCTGATTTTTCTCCTAATATAATTACTAATAGTGTAGGCATAAAATTCGATACTAATTATCACGGAAATGATCCATCACTAACCGCATCTACTAATTATCCTGGACCATCTTTTTGGAGTAAAAATAACGCTTTTATAGGCTCAGATGGAGAATTACATTTAAAATATCAAAAAAATTCTAGTGGAGTATGGGAATCTGCCGAAGCGGTATGTTTAGATCCAATTAATTACGGCGACTATTATTTTACAGTTCATTTTGTTGATGGCGTAGGTGCATATGATTCACCAGCAGATTGGAATACGACATTTGGTGCATATACATTTTACAAAGCAGGGTTAACAACTCCCGGTTTATGCGGAAATTATTGTTCTCCATCTTCTATTAATCCTAATGGTTGTCATGAACTTGATATCGTAGAATGGGGTAAATCTCGTGTGAAAGATAATTTTGGAATGGCACAGTGGGGTACACAACCTTGGTTCAATTTTAATCCGAATAATCCAAATGATCCTAGCAATTGTCAATTTAATCCTACTAATTTAGCAAGATCAATGTGGGATTTAAACAGAAATAATAAATGGTCAGAAATAGGAAAAGCTGGAAATAGTATCACGTTTAGAATGAACTGGATGAATAATAATAATGATCCAAGTAAAAAGAAAAACTTGCAATTTTGGGCGGCAGCTGGTGACTTTGGACCACAACCTTGGAATAAAGGATTTAATGATCAAAATTTTGATAATAGTACATCTACTAATGCATGGTCTTTTAATTATTATATAGAAGGAAATCCTAATAATAATAACGGGAATGAAAGTAATATACCTATTGTTGATGGAGATACGTATCTCCATTTTAATTTATGGGCACCAGGTGGTCAAGGAGGAGGACCTTCTGATGGAAAAGAAAAAGAAGTTATTATCAAAAATATCTGCGTGCCTAAAGATGGCATTCCGCATACAAAAATGATATCTAATGTTCAGGATTTTAATATTGAATCACAAAGTAGTAACGCAACAAATGACTTAGTCATTGATAAAAGTCGTGATACATATTATGTATTCACTATGACTACCCCTTTATCTCCATATTTTAATTTTAATATTAATCATACTGGACTTTTTTACAAGATTATAAAGGATAGTTTTGTATATAATAATAAACTTCTTTATAGAACAATCAGATTTCAAGCCTATTCAAATCATTGTGAAAGAGGAATTCTGTGCATTAATTCATTATCATTTCTTTGTTATAATGATGAGTTTTTTGGAACTTCTTTGGCAACTAATAAAGGTAACCATGATTTAACAGTTTTGGATGTAGATATGAAAACTATATTTAATCCTGATTTCTCGATAGATAATTTTAATAAAAATTTTTCATTAGCTGTAGATTTTCAAAATCAAACTGAAAATGGTTGTCAATGTAAGATTTTCGCTTACACTGATGGATGTTGTTTAAAAATATGGGCAAGTTTAATTCCGTAAATTATTTGCATTTATATTTACTTAAATTCATTGATCCATCTAATGATTGAACTCCGTAACAAGGAGCTTTAGGACTTAAATCAACTTCTGGATATCCATATTTATTATACCAATCAGAGTTTATGTATTCTTTTGGCATGACATCATAGCCTATTGGGTAACATGATTTTTCATCGCAATTTAAATTGTATTTGTCGGAAATATAAGAAAGAACCGCGTCTGTTTTAATGGCTGTCAATGATGACTGTCCGTTGTTAAATATTCCTCCATTATTTGCAACCATAGCAGCGTCTAATCCTAAACAGAAATTATCATTTTTTTTGTCTAAATGATCGCAAACATTGTTAATAATATTCGAATAAATAGTATCGTTACAACTCTTTTTTTTAGTGCATTCTAGGTAGTCTATTGTCGATACAGCACTTTTTTTGACGATAGCAGATTTACTTTTCATAATTGTTTGTTTCTGAACTTCTGTAAGCTGTGGATTTAAACCTGTTCCTGTATTTACATCTTGGTAAATTCTCACCCATTCAATTTCCATTCCATCTTTAATAAATTTACCTTTATCATCATAGTTTAGTTTAGATCTTGCGCCGGCGGACTCTATCACAGGATATATATTTAATCCTTGTAAAAGTGATGTATTAAATATAGGAAACATAGGAACAGATGGGATAACAACAGGTTCAACTGAACCATTATTATATAAAGCAAAACTTCTATAATCAAGTGAGCCGTAATATTCATCATCCATATAAAATTCAACTCGATCTGGAGTCCAAACACATTTATAAATGATAAATTCTTTTGTCGGAGATTTTCGATCTCTGTAAAATGTAGATGTTCCAAAACAATATCCTTTTCCAGCTTTTCTTTCATTACATTTATTATCATCAAAATTAGAAGGTCCTGGTTTAGGTCCAGCAGAATCACAGACTCCTTGTGGACACCATTGATTTTGGTTATTAGATGAGTTATTAAAGTTTACTGGAGGCATACCTACTTGATTTGGAGAGTGAAGACTTGATTGATTTTGATTAAAAAAATCAGGATCTAGATAAGAAGATTTTAAGACGCCATTAAATTCAGGGAGAGATTTTAAATAATCAAATCTTTGTTTATTATAAGCTAATGCCGGATTAAATCGTTCCATAATGTCAATTTCTGGAGGCCAATACATACCACACGGAAAAGGATGATCAGGTTGATAACTTATTAATTTCATATTTTTACCATCTCTGTCTGGTCCATAAGTACCAGAACAAAAATTCAACCAAAATGCTGGCCACGTTCCTACAATATCAGGACATCTAATTTTAGCTTCAATAACACCATAACAAAATCTTACCTTTGATCTGCCTGTCATTTTTGTAGAAAGCCATTTATTGAAATCAGTACTTTCTTGATCAGTACTTTCTTGATCAAATGGTTTTTGTTGTACATCAACGCCTAAATATAAACCATTATTAGTTAATTTAACAAGATCTTTTCCTACATAACTCTGGGTTCCTGTTCCTAGTGTATTATTAGGCTGTTCTTCAAATACAAAATCATTCATAATTCGAGTTTGATCTTTCATTTCGTTTGAATAAATAAGTTGCATTCCATTCTGTTTATATTTATTTATATCACTTGGCGATGTCATTTGATCGATGTTTTTGGTTATAGTTGGTTTTGGTTTTGGGTCTGGTTTTGATGAAGTCGATGATTTATTTCTGTAATATAAAGTTGTGCATATAAAAAATATAACCATAAAAATAGCTATAATTAATATAATTGTTAGACTTTTATAGTTAGCTCCACAAGAATTATCCATTTATAATAAATTAAATTAATTTTTAATTTAATTTAATTTAGTAAAACATCTTTACATAATAAACAAAAATGGATATTCTCTATACTCACGCTACAATCTTTGCATAAATGTTCAAACCCTTGATAAGCTTTTAAATGTCTTTTCATATCTATACATTTGATTTGTACATCACAAGGACCTATATACTCTGTATTTATAATGATCTGTTGACAATAGTCACAATAGTTCCATTCTACAGGTTCACAGTAAACTGTTTCTTCATCAATCTTCTTCGTTTTTACACATTCAAAACAGTAAGGGATTTTACCGTCCCAGAATAAAGAAGAATATTGTAAAAATATTTGACAAGTATTGCAGTTCATTTTTCTTTGTCTAAATAAGAAAAATAAAAAAATCAATTTTATTTACTACAATCTTTAGCACAGTTAGTAGATACAGTCTTTAAAAACATTTGAAATTCTTCAATATTTTTATTTAACAAATCACTCGGTGATAAATTTACTTCTAACGCGTTTATAACACAAGAATTGCATTTTTCATTAGGCATTTGTTCTTTCAAAACGTTTGTCAATATTTTTTTCAAACACTCAGACCATTTTCCTTTTACGCCTAAAATCAAATCGAGTTGATCAGCTTTACTTTTCTTGACGAAGTCTTCAAAAGATATTTTGGTACTTAATTCAGATAGAAAACAATCGATTGTTTCTTTTGGAATATTCTTTAAACTTGCAGGTAGAACAGATCTTATGATACAACTTCCCCAACTATCTCTAATTAAAGCAACTTTATCTTTTTTTAAGAATTCTTTAAAAGGCATCTTACGAGATATATTTGATACTACACAGTTTAATAATTCTTTTGATACACTTGCAGAAATATAAGGGCGGATAATATCAAAAGTTCTAGTTAACTGCTCTTCTGTCCATGCTGATACTAAATTTTTGCAATCATTAATTATATCTGTAATGACAGCTCTGTTTAACTCTAAAGGAGAATAATTTTCTTCTAATTTTTTAATAACACAAGAGGGTAATAATTCACTCTTTGGATCTATTTCATAAATAATTATTTGGACAATTGAAGTATATATTTTCTTAACACATTCAGACCATTTTCCTTTCATACCTAAAAGAGATGCAAGTTTATCATTATCATTTTCGTTTATAAAATCTTTAAAGGACATCTTTCTGGATAATTCAGAGATTAAACATTCTATTTGTTCTTTGGATGGAGATAAGTTAGCTAATAATTTTCCAACAATACCAAGAGACATGGCTAACTGATCACCTGTCCATGGTTGTAGTAAACTATCTTTTTTATCGTCTTTTTTATCGTCTTTTAGTAATAAGATTAATATGATAGCAAGAACTATTATCATCATAAACACATAAACAGGGTTCATTTTATAATAAGAGATTTAAAATAATTTACTAATTGAATAAAAATAATCACAGCTAAAAAAATAAAAAAAATGCATAAAAAAATCAATTGATTGTTTGACAGTCTTGTTAATAAAGGTTTTACAGAAAAATCTGTTTGAATAGAAGTTCCTTCTATATTATCCTGTATAAAATAGTTTTCTTTTAAACGATACGCGTTTATATCTCCTCTACTTGCCATATAAGATAAATAACTATCTATCTGATCTACTATAGGAAAAGAATGTTTTAATAATTTTAAAGCTCCTTTTTTGTTAATCAAATATGCGTGCATTCCGTATGTAATACTGTTTATTTTATATACATTATCTATTTTTATATCATTCATTAGATAAGGTTTACTGTACCCTAAAAATATAAAATCCCAATCATAATTTCCTACTTCTTTTAAAGTTTGGTTAAGTTGTTCTATGGTATAATTATTTATATTCACATCATCTTCAAATATCAAAAACATATCTTCATTTGACTCTAATAACATTTTCCATAATTTAGTATGAGATAGATAACATCCTATCGCTCCTTTTGATCCGATATTATTATCAACATTTCGTCCTCTTTCTATTGTATATTGAACAGATGGGTAAGTTATATTTTTTATATCTTGAGAATTAACATCGTCTATATAGATAGCATCAAATCTTTCTGGAGTGATATTAAATCTGCTGAGATTTTTCTTTGTTCTCTCATATTTTTTTTTATATTTTTCTAGATTAATAATGTAACTCTTTATAGTTCTAATATCCATTTTATTTTAAATAAATTTTTTAAATAAATTAAATGAGCATTCCTAAAATCATTCACCAAACTTGGAAAACAAAAGAGATACCAGATAAATGGAAGAAGTCACAAGAAGAATGGATCAGACTTCATCCAGATTGGACATATATTTTATGGACAGATGAAGATATACGAAATCATATTAAGAACTATCACCCAGACTTTCTAGAACTACATGATAACTATGAGTATGATATACAAAGAGCTGATATGATCCGTTATTTTATCTTATATGACTTTGGAGGAGTCTATTGTGATTTAGATCTTTATCCGAAAGAAAACATTGAAAAATATATTTCATACGACGATTGTTTTGTCTTTTCTTCTAATAGCAATTGTTTCACAAATTCTTTAATGATTTCTACAGGAAAATCTCCTATTTTTTTAGATATCATAAAAGAACTGAAAGAGCCATTACCTTTTTATGCTTTTGGAAAACATTTGAAAGTAATGTTAAGCACAGGACCTTTGATGTTAGATAGAGTATTAAAAAAAACAAAGCATTCGTATACTGTTTTGCCAAAGACTAAATTCAATCCTTATTCAGTTACAGAAGATTTTAATGTATATAAAGAAGGAATTGTTATTGGAACATTAGAAGGATCTAGTTGGCATTCATTTGATAGCATGTTATACAATTTTGTTTTAAAATATTCTTCTTTTTTCATCTGTTTAGGTATTCTTTCATTGTTATTAATCATATTTGGATTAGTTTATTATTTTATAAAATACAAGAAGTGTCGTGAGACTAAAATATGTATTACATAAATGAAAATGATAATCAAGATAATGAATAAAAATTTTGAAAATAAATAAAAATGTTGATAACCTTTTTCACTCTGATCTAATCCATTCCATTTAAAAACCTGTCTTAAAATGGATGACCCAAATCCCCATTCTTTTGAATTTTCTGTTTCTGGAAATAGTTGGTAACATAACGGTTTATGATACATATATCTTCTATGATTAAAATTGATATACATATCCCAGTCATTAGTCACTTTATTTTCCAATGTTTCTTTTCGCATTTGTTTTGAATAGATACAAGCATGTGTTCCTGTACTAAGTAACGTTATATGGTGTTTAGTAAGAGATGGTATAGTAAGATAAGGAACAGTTCCTAGATAATAAACGAAACTTTCATCTTTTTTGTCATTGATAAATTGGTCGATATTAACCTCTTTAACATCTTTAACCTCTTTATCAAAAAAAAAATCATCTTCTAGTATCAGTATATTATCCAAATCTTTTGCATCTTTAAAGATAGTCATAAAAGCATCAATTAAATCGAGAGTTGATTTCTGTTCTTCTAAATTTTTATGACATTTTTTATAGCCTTTATTGAATAGGATGTATACCTCTTTACTTGGGTGAAACTCTTCTAACTGTTTGTATATGTTATCTAGTCTACCATTCCCTTCTAAATGGATAATATATGTCCTATCTACATCAAATAGACCCTTCTCGAAATGATATTTTTCGTAATGGTAACATTCCATTTAATTTTATAAATTAAATAAATTTTTTTTTTAATTTAAGCTTTTTTCACTTTAGTATCATATCGATAAACGATTTGATCTCCATTTTTCAATTCGACTACACGAGGTTCCTTAACACCACTCGTTTCACTTTATATTTATATTCTTTCTTTTTAGATCCTTCAGTGGATTCACGTAACGTCAAAACCATACTAACACTCTTACTTTTACTTTTACTCTTACTTTTCTTACTTTTTAGTAATTCGTTGAACGCCTTTTTTACTGAGCTTGAAGCAGACGATCCAAGATATCGACCACACTTTTTGGGAGATTTACCATTTACATTTACAAGTACAAATGAACGTAATGCCATTTTTTATTATAACAGATTTTTTTTTCTTTCTTTGAAAATATAATTAATTTCTTTTTTCATTTCGTGAATTTTCACCAATTTAAACGTATCATTATCTGGATGAAGAATCACTAAACACATTTCTTTTATTTTTAAACCATATAACGTCTCTAGTATACGTTTATAAATATTTAACTGAATTGAATAATGATTATAATTACAATGGTCAAGATGGCTCAACCCTTTCAACCCTTTTTCATATCTATTTTCCATTTTAATTTCTTTCACTCTTTTCCAGTCATATAGAGCATAGTATCCTGGTTCATTTATGATTTCGTATAACATATCTAACTGACCAGCAAGTTTTAACTCTGTTCTAAAAATACTCCACTCTGTTCGATAAGGACGAAGACGATCTTTCACGCTCTCGTTAAATTTTAAAAAATGATAAAATTCAACAGTATGTTGACCAACTATATCATTAAATTTTATCATTTCAATGAAATCGGTAGATGATATATGATCTTTTTGATCATAAAAAAGTTCAACAGATTTATGAATTGATGTTCCAAGTTGACTAGCTTCTTTCCCATTATCATTCCATTGTTTTATGATCTGTTCATCTGACATATTATGATATTTTAAAGGCATTCCATTCTTATTATTTCGCATTTTAGTAATTATTTCGTACGGTTTAAAATGTGGAAAATGACTATGAATGAGAGTGGTCACGCTTATCACTTTATCACTTGATCCGTCGATGGCATAAGTATGTGTCGATTCGTCAAATGTGATACGAGAATCTCTTTCGTGTCGATTTGTTTGAGATAACATTTTTCTGTATTTAAAAAAAAATAATTATAATCAATTTTATAAAAGATGTCAAAAAGACTAATTGCTTTTCCTTTAAAAGAAGATAAGATTATTTTCAAAAGAGTTGACAAAGTAGTTGAAGAAGTAGTTGAAAAAATGCTAGAAAATAATTACGATAACAGAAAATTAACAGAATATATTAAAAAAAATAATAATTTTAAAGGAGTATTAGACGAGATACTTATTGAATTAGGTGAATACGATATAGATGATAATATTATAAAAATTTTTAGTATCATTGAAATGTTAAAAGAAAAAGGGAATTTTGATTATTTAACCGTATTAACAGACTACTACCCAAAGAATAGAATTAATATCATTAATAATATAATAACAGACTTTAATAGTCAAGAACAAAAGTCGATATTAGGAGAAGATGTAAAATGTAATTCTGATGATTTTAAATTCAATAAAATGATCAAAGATAGAATTAATGAATTTGCACCTATACAAGCTTTTCATCTCACAAATATCAACAATTTTTTTAGCATTTATAATGATAATTTTCAATGTAGAGGAGTAGGAGGAGTTACCCAAGGACCTGCCATTTATTTTTGTTCCAGACCAATCGATTGTATCGTAAAAGTCGCTAATAAGTTGCATCTACGTATGGTTCCAGAAGACGAAAGTGTCTTATTTGATGTGGATTTGTATATGGGAAATCCATTTTATACTGAAAGTTGGAATAGACAAACTCATCCTATTTTTGATAATTATAATCAAAGATTAGAAGAAGGTAAAATTGAACACGATTCTGTTATTTATCATAGTCCTACAGGTATTGAATATATAGTGTACAGACCAGCACAAATTGTCATTAAAAATATATATATATTAAATATTAAGAAAATAAAAACTGAATTAGTTAAACCTATAAATATGGAAGCAGGTGAATACGAATCAAAGACTGATTTAAATAAAGAGTTGATTAAAACAGGATATGAATCAACTAGAAAAGAATCAATTGATATAATAAATAAATACATCGTTAAAGGAGGTGAAATTGAAGATCGTTATACATCTTTAAAAGAAAATATTTATCCTTATTACTACTTTAAGAAGAGTAAAACTAAGAGTAAAACTAAGAGTAAAACTAAGAGTAAGACTAAGAGTAAAACTAAGAGTAAAACTAAGACTAAGAGTAAGACTAAGAGTAAGACTAAGAGTAAGACTAAGAGTAAGACTAAGAGTAAAACTAAGAGTAAAACTAAGAGTAAGAGTAAGAGTAAGACTAAGAGTAAGACTAAGAAGAGTAACAAATAGTTTCTAAAAGTACTTATTTATGCTTTAGAATCAATTGCAATACATCGTTTTCATCAGAGCTTACAAGTTTATCCAATAGCTCTCCATTCTTGAAAAATAAAAGTGTAGGAATAGTAATGACTTCGTAATGATCAGAAAATTCTTCCGATTCATCTACATCTACTTTCAGTAAACATAGATCGTGTTCATCTACCATCTTCTCTAAAACCGGCATCAGTTTTTTACAAGGACCACACCAGATTGCGTGAAAGTCAACAACAACCAATCGCTTTTCTTCTTTTAAGTGTTTATTCAATTCATCTTGATTCATTTTTTTATATACTTTTATTTTTTTAATTATAATTAAAAATAATCAATCAATTGAACAATTCTAATTATATTTTTACGCAAGTATTTGTGATAAAATTTCATATTCTATTATTTTTTATCATAAAATGATTTAAAAGAGATATTAATAATAAAAATGGAATGCGAACACTGTAAACTGGTCTTAAAATCAAAGTATAATTTGAAATCACATCTATCAAATAATAAAGCATGTCTGAAAATAAGAGGACTTGAAATGAATTCGAAATTTATTTGTAAAGATTGTAATCTGTCTTTTATTAATAAGTCGAATTTAAATACACATCTTGATATTTGTAAAAAATATATTATACGCATTTGTCAAGATGAATGTAAACTAAAATTAGAAGCTAAAGATAAAGAAAAAGAGGATTTAATATTGCAATATAAGAAAGAAATCAGTGACTTATCTGTTTCTAAAGACGAAAAAATTAAAGATCTTCATTCAGAATATAAATTAAAATTACAAGAGAGAAAAAGAGAAATTGACAATTTAATACTGCAACATAAGAAAGAAATCAATGACTTATCTATTTCTAAAGACGAAAAAATTAAAGATCTTCAATCACACTTAGAAAAAATGTTCTCTACGATTGAAAAGTTGGCTTCAAAATCAATTGATAAATTACAAGGTAGTGTTAGAGAAGATAGTCAAAATGTAGATATAGACACGCCAATTCCTCTTATGGAACAAATGCGTACTATAATTATAGAAGAAGTGAAAGACGACGTGAAAGAC